TTTACGGCAGTCATCACAGACACTCAAAGGGGAACTGGGACAGGGACAGTCAAGCTACCTGCCTACCGACTGAATCCATACCTCGCCAAGATGCCGATTGGGACTGTGATGGAGTATGCTTTCGGACGAGTTTTTGTCTCTGATAGGTTCAATCAAATCTACGCTTCAGATATTATCTATGGCGGTGGGTTTACTGATACTAAAAATACAGAGAATTTCACAGAGATAGGATACTGGGCAGAGGGCGGGGCATTCTCGACTCCAGCCATGATGGGGAATATCACGGGGATGAAGGTCATGCCACAGATCGGAACTAACCTTCGTGGGCAAGGTGAGCTTGTAGTCCTTACTGGTAATGGAGCGTTCTCAATGGATGTGTCTATTCCAAGAGATCAGTGGAACACATCAAATATTCAAAGGATTTCATTGCTTGGGCGCGGATGCACAAGTCCGTATGTGGGACTGGCAAACTCTGAACTTTGGTTTAGGTCACACGATGGTTGGGCGTTCTATTCCAATAGTCAATCTGAGTTTGCGCGATACTTCTCGCTTCGCAAACTATCGAGGGATGTGAACAAGTGGGTATCAAATGATACCCCGTGGATGAAGCAATTCGCTTCGACTATTTTTATCGACAACTACCTCATTAATACTGTTGCTCCACAGACCTACCGAGCAGAAGGTGTAGAGGGACTGAACAGGTTTCATAGGGGCATGGTTGTTCTCGACCTCGACCAATCCTCAACTCCAGCACCGGACGCACAACTATCATTCCGCTGGAATGGAGTATGGACAGGCATCAGACCAACCCAACTTCTGACTGCACTAATCCAAGGTGAAAAGCGGGGATTCGGATTCTCATTCGACAAAGACAACAAGAACCGCCTATACGAGTTCACCACAGCACAAGGCGATGACTACGGCCCGAATGGAAGCAGACAGATCGAATCCTTCTTCACAACTGGCAGGTATGACTTCAACCGAAGCGGGGCTACAAACAAGTTTCTCCGCAAAAAGATTACTGGTGGAGAAATGTGGATGAGTGAGATTAAAGGTGAAGTAGATAGCTATGTTGATTTCCGCGCTGACTCCAATCCATGCTGGTCACAACTTAAAGTTCCTACGACATTTGGATGTGACCCATGCTCACCTAAAGTAACTGAATGCGTTCCACAAAAAAATGGCAATCGCTATAAACGCTACAAGTTTAACACACCAGACCCAAGCGAGTGTAATGATTTGGCAGGCATTCCATCGGTAGAGGGAAGCGAGTTTCAGATCAAAGTTAATCTCACTGGCGCAGCTACAGTTGACCGAGTAAGGTTGATGGCAAACATCAAGAACAACGATGACTCTCCAGTTGGCGACTGTCCAGAAGAAAATCAAGAGTGTGAACCATTTTTGTGTTGCCAAGAGAAATACTGGAACTACAATATCGTCAATTAATCTAATGGACAATCAATCTTCGTCTCCAGCACTTACTTTCCCAAATGTCCCAGATGACTTCTGTCCTGCTGGTAACTGGCAGAACGTATTTCAGCAATTTATTGATGAAGTTCTTACTAACGGAACGATCAATGTGCCGGGATTGGGTGATGTAACTCCAGCGCAAGTTGCCAAAATTAACGAAGACCTTGCTGACCAGCAAACACAGATAACCGCACTTGATACGCGAGTCGATGCTTTAGAACCAGCGGTAAAAATAAGAAGGGGAATAGTAACTGGAGTGCCTACATCTGACTCTATACAAACTGTTTCTTTTACTGCGCTTCCAAATGTAAATTATGCAGTATCAGTTACTCCAGTTTGCGCTGGCACAATTGGAGCTTCTGCAACTCCGTTATTTGCATTAAATAATGCGAGTAAAACAACTACAGGATTTTCAATTCGCGTCGAAAACAATATTTCTAATATCACAAGTATTGAATGGATGGCAGTTCATACTTCGTAACTAACATAGCCATAAAGAAAATAAACATATGACACCACTAAAAGGAACCGATCCTAAACTCGTCAGCGGCGGCTCACCAACTCGCGGAATGATCCGTGAAGGTATGGGAAATATGCCCAATTTGGGCAAGAAGAAGCCAAGCATCTACACGACTGCTGGCACTCCCAAGCAAGGCTACCAGAAATAATTATCGGTAACGATAATCTATGGCTGACACCTTTAAGGAGATGGCAGAACTCGTTAAGGGTTTTGTCGGAGACAGTGGCACTTGCTCGGATGATAGAGCTTACAAAGCTGTAAACCAAGCAAGGCGACTGCTCTGGAATAAGCGTAATTGGACTACACAAGAAGAGTATGTCCAGATTTGCTGCGTGAACGATTGCTTCACGCTTCCAGCAAGGTATGAGCAAATCAGACTTGCATGGATTGGCAATGACTCAGCGTCTCTTGCAGACGAATGGTTCAATGCGACCAACGCTTTCGCTCTGCAAGCAGGTAACTCATGCCATAGAGGAATTGTAGAAGTAGGAGGACTCCATGTTCTCTTCCGTGATTATACTACGCATCCATACCAAATTGGGGTAATGGCCGAGGAAGCTGAAGACATCGGCGTAGAGTTGATGTTTGAAGCGCAAGACCAATATGACACCTACCACAAGGTCAAGGTAACTACTGCCAATCCTCCAACGCTGGCGAAGTCTGATCTTCTGGTAAAAGGAATTCGGTCAGTAACCAAGCCAGTTACTAAAGGTAGGATTCGCGTGTATGCCTACGACACGGCATTGGAAGCAAAGACGCTGATAGCAATCTATCAACCGAATGATGCTCATCCTACATTCCGTAGGTTCAAAGCTCCGAGGACTTGCGAGTGTATTACACTCTACGCATCGAAGAAATACTTTGATTTGACCGACCCGAAAGAGTTGGTTGAGTTTATTCCAGATGCAATGATCTATGCGGTTCTTGCATTGAACTCGCGGGAGAATCGTAAGGCGCAAGAGTTCTTGCAAAACCTGTCATTGGCCGTGCAGGAACAAGAGAAGGAGATGGAGAATGTAGAGATTCCAACCGCCGCGCCAATCCGCTTTTCTAACTATAGTCGGGCAGACAACCTAATCGGTGCTGATATATTGTCACCAACACCCAACGACTACTTCCTCTATCGATGAATTTAACGATTCCAGACAAGATTGAAGCAAAGAGCGTAGTTGGGTATGGTGATCCGGACTACGAGCTTAACTTGATGGACTTGGAGATTCTGAAACTACCTCCACGGGAATGTCCGCTGGTGCATAGGTTTACTCCGGGTATGTATATTCGGGAAATCTATATGCCGAAGGATACGATTCTGACAAGTTTGCTCCATCTGACAACACATCCATTCTTCGTAATGAAAGGTGATGTGACTGTCTGGTATCATGGTATCCCCGCCCACCGCTACAAAACAGGCTACAGTGGCATTACAGAAGCAGGAACGAGGCGTTTGCTTGCTACTCACAAAGACACCATTTGGACTACCTGCCATGTCACAGACTTAACTGATCCAGACGAAATTATTGACAGCATCACTTCCAGAGACTTTAATCCCCACATCGCCAAGGAAGACCCAAGGGTGCAGAAGTGGCGGCATAACCGAACCGACTTAATCAAATGAGATTTCTTCTACCAGACCCATTAGGCAACGATAAACATTCTAAGATGTTTCACTCCAGCGGATTCGCTATTGCGGCTGGTATAGTTGCTGTAGGTGCAGCGGCAGGATCAGCGGCTATCTCCATGTCGGCAGCAGATAGGGCAAAGAAAGCTCAAGGTAAAGCGGCGGCAGCTTTTAAAGAAGGACAACGCAAAGTCCAAGGAATGATTAACGAAGTGAAAGCTCCAGAGTATAACCTTGGAGCAATGATTGGAGATGCCTCAAGAATTTCACAATACAATAGACAGCAAGTAGAAAAGTTCCAACTCGGTGCTACGGCACTAAGAGAAAGATCAGCACAGCAATTAAACCAAGCGATGGGCGTTACTGACCAATACTTGAGAGGTGAAATCCCTCAAGATGTCAGAGAGCAAACCATGCGAAACGTTGCTGA